AATATAATTACCATTAGAAAGTTCATAATATGGTGGTTGTGGAGTTGGCATTATACAGTATAAATATCGTCAGACAAGATATTAGAGGTATTAACTTTCCCTAAAGCATTTTTTAAAGTTTCAGCAGCAGCTACAATAGCGGCTAATTGTGTTCCCGAAGGTTGAGAAATTTGAGAAGAGCATATAGATGCAAAGGTATTTAATGCTGTTATTAGAGTGTCTAATTGAGCTTTTAAAGTATTACCCAATACAACTTTTTCAGTAGCATTTTTACTACCTAAATATACTTTAGATGATTCTAATATAATATCACCTGGGGTGTCTAAATTTATAGAATCATATGCATTTAAATTAATAGATTTATTAGAACTAAATAAAATATGGTCATCATCAGTAGCAAATAATAATCTCCCAGACTTTAAAATAACTTGGGGTTTATTATATTGAGAAGGAGTTATAGGGGGAGCAGAATAACTATCATACGATGATCGAATAAATCCATCTAACTCAGGTAATTTTTGTGTAGTAGTAAGATAAATAGATGATTTATCTCGGTTAATATTTTCTTCTATAGGCAAAAATCCAACAGATCCAGCATTAACGGGTTGACCATTACGTATAATGACAATAGGATCACCATTTATACCATCTTTAGACCAATTATTATAAAATGATCCACTTACAACAGTTGAACCAAATCTAATAGAATTACCAAATCTACCTTCAATTATTACATCACCCTCGTATTTAGTTAAGGGTTTAATATTTGATTGTTCAGTAAATGTATTTCCTAAATTTATATCTGTAGATCCATCTTGTACTCGCCTAACTGATCCTAAAGAGGTTTGTTGGTAATCCTGTTTTTGTGAATCCGGAATATTAGTATCAGAAAATATATTAGGAATAGCATTATGGTGAGGACTATTCCAAACATTTATAGGAGAAACATAATATGCACTTTGTCTATTTACATTATTCTGAGTATCAGGATTAGGTAAAAAGATAATGTATATTAATTCATTTTTTAAAGGGTAATTAGAAATATTAGAAAAATACGATTTAGCAAATCCTAAAGCACCATATTTATTATTTTTTATTTCTTTATATACAACGGTACCAATCCCGTTATAACCTCCTACAGTATTAAAATACGTACTGTTTTCATTTAAAACAATATCTACTACTACTGCTGGGATGTAATTCATTATTTTTCAGGTTTTTGGATTTTATTTATTTCATCCATTAGTTGTTTTTTCTCCTCATCACTAATAGCTACAGATCCATCACCATTGGATGCACTATTTTGCATAGCACGTTGAACAATAGCGGCTAACTTAATTAAATGTTCATCGTTTTTAATACCAATTTCCATGTATTCCTTAATTAACGGAACAATTAACGTAGCATCACCAATATCATTAATAAGAGGTTTTAATTCAGCTATTAAAGCAGATACTTGTTGTTCTTTCTTTTTGGAATTATTGTATATTTCCTCCATAATATTAGAGAATGATTTTTTACCAAAAACTTTAACATCAAAATTAGACATAATAAATATATATTATAAATATAAAATTAATTAAAATTTTACATAACCATGTTCCAAATAAAAAACATAACCTTCTTTAAATATAGAATGTAATTTTTTAGAAACTTTAGTAATGTGTGATGTTTTAATATCTACCATCTCACGAATATAAATGTATAATGCTTTTTTATTAAAAATATTCAAATTTTCACGTTTACGAAATAATTCTAAAACAGCATCAGCAACTTGTGCATCTTCAGCTTTAGGAAACAATTCAAATAAATTTTCATTACAATATATTAAATACTCATCCATAAAATTAGAAAGTCGATCACTATGATTTCCCTCACCCTCAAATACTTCAGTTGTATATATCAATGACGAATTAGAATTATTAGTATTTTCATCATCATTTTTAAAAATTTCAATATCTAAATGGTCTATTTTCTTCTTATAATTTTTAGTATTATTAAATATAAGATAACGTTTAGCAATTGTTCCAAAGTAAGAATAAGCTTTAGCTCCTTTTTCTGGGTTAAATAGGTGCATTTTAGAGGTTAAAAATATAATAACCTCGTGTTGTAAATCTTCAATATTCTCTACTTCAGTATGATAAAATTTAAACGTGTGAATAATATTTTCCGTTAATTTAAAAAACGAACGATATATTCTATCATTATATAGTTTTGAGCGGTACTCAAAATCTGTAGAGTTATTATATTCAACAATAGCAGCTTCAGTATCTTTAGTAAAATAGGGTGTTGATTTTTTCTTCATTTTTTAATTTCAAATTTTTCTAACTCATTTGATAAATTTTTAATTTCTTGAAAAAACCAACCAATTTCATCATCCGAACTAAAAGTACCTTTTTCATCAATTTTTTTAATATGATTATTACAGTACTTAATAGTTTCACTTAAACCATCAACGTATTTCTGTTGAGAAGAAACAATATCTTCTAATCTTTCGTTTTTCTTTAAAAGATTAACAGTCGTATACACAAATATACATGTTAATATAGTTACAATATTTAATAAAATTAAAGCCATTTTTAAGAAAAGAAATCATCCATTAATCCTTTTAAACCTTCACTTTTAACACTAGATAAAGCTTTTTGTTTAATTGGTTGTTTTTTGTCTGTAGTTTCGGGAGCTTTAGAGGTATTAAAATTACCTTTTTTAGCCTCACCGTTATTTAATTTAGTAAGCCATTCCTGTTCAAATTCAATACGAGCAGCCATTAAATCAGCCTGATGTAAAATAAAAGGAAGAGCAGTACGTGGTTTCTGTTCAGGTAAATATGTAGATAAGTATTTTTTATTACCTTCATCATATAGACCATCGTGAGTCTGGATAGCTACCATTTCATTAAAACTATATTGAATTCCATGAGTCTGGAGGAGGAATAAACCTCTATCGGGAACAGAGGCAAAAGGTAATCGGGTGTTAAAAGTATAATCTTCACCAAGTTTATCCTTGCGCCATTGATCTGTCTGAGGGATATAAGCTTCATGTTCATGATCCCCCATCTTACCTAGGTCATGGTTTAACGCTGAAAAAATTAGTTCCTCACGAGTATAGGTAGAAGTATTAGCTCCCATTTTATCCCATAAATTATGTAATTCAATAGCACAATTTATAACTCTTATAACATGATCAACATATCCGCCTGGGAATGCATTATGGTATTCTTTTTTATGAGATGCAGGCATCATAATTAATCTTTCAGAAAAGTTAGAATAAAAATCTAAAAGCTTTTCACCTCGTTCTCCCGAAATTTCAGTCTCAATAATATTGAGCATAATTTCCCAGTTGGTTTGAATTTTTTCAGCGGTCAACATAACTATAATATAATATAACTTTTAATAAAGGCCAAATCCTTCTTGAGCATCTAATCCTTCTCTTCCAATGATGGATTGAACTTCCTCAATTTGTTCTTGTAAATGTTCTAATGTTTGAATGTACGTTTCAATAGGTTCTTGACGTTGTACAATAAATTTTAATTTTTTAATACTTCCTAAAGCATTATCCAATTTTCTTTCAATTAATTCTCTATGTCTCATATAATTTATAAATTTTTATTTTTCGCACCCCCCGGTACCCTATCCCCTTTCATTCCCTATTCACTTATGGCTCTTAACCCGTAGCCATAATATACAAGAAAAAATTCACGGGGGCAAGTCTTTTTAGTATAAGTCTTGAAATTTTTTTACAACGGCGCATTTTTCGTACTCCTCATATTCAATAAAGTGATTCATACATTGATCTAATGATTTTTTAAGTAACGGGTCCAAATTATTTTTAATAATATCTTTATGTGTGTCGAAATCAATTTCCTCCAAAAACTCAAAAGCTTTTCTAAAAATCTGATTTCTTACAGCCATTTTATAATCTTCCATATCCTCAATATCCGCAGTTCCCTTAGTTTGAGGTAAAGCAAATTTTATAGCATTCGGAATATTTACAATCCATTTTTTAAACATTCCAATTTTAAACGCAGGATGACTATATATATCCAATACAGACACATCAACATTTTCCCCTTCAGAACTAGAGGATGGCAACATAAATAAACCAAAGATTCTATCTATATCCATATATATAAATATGGTGAGATATTACTTAACAATTATTGTGTCTAGGGTATGCTGGAGGCTATCATTTTGAATCTCAAGTTCAAAACATTTTTCCTCAGTAACAACGTGGTGTGAACTTAAAACAACTATATTCATTAATATAACAATTATAAAAAATATAAAAAGTAAGGAATAAACTTGAGAACGTTTCATTTATCTACGGCGAGTTGTACTTTTTGTAAGAATAATATCTCTCAATTCTCTCATTGCCTCAGTATTATTTTGAATAATTTCCATCAACTTGTGTTGGTCCTCACGGATATAATCATTCATTTCTTTTTGAAGCTCGTCAACTTGGTCTTTTAAACGTTCCTCACTAGCCAACTGTCTTTTTAACAAATACCAAACAGC